AATCTTTGAGGTACTCAGGCTTCTTGGCGTCCTTCGCAACGATCCAGCCCCGAATCCTGTACTCAGGGCATCTTCCCGTGATGCAGATGAATATGCTTTCGTCATTGTCATCTCCGGGGCGAATGATCAGTTCGTAGTCGTGCCTGCTTCGCGTGCGAACGTGGTATTTGCCGACGTCTGGGCTGGAGAATGCGTTTACGCTCCCGTCCCAGTACACGTTCAAGTGCTTCGCCGTGGCACACTCTCCGCACGCCCCTTCGATATGCTCGTTCCACCCTTCGCCGTCGAAGCCGTGGTTGTCTTTCCTTCCGTCTTTGATGGACTCAAGTTGCCGCCTGCGTCCAACGTCAGACGCCATCGCGTACTCGGGCCAACTCAAAATGACCGTATCGTTCATGGAATCCGTTCCTCCTAGAAAGTGTGTCCAGACAAGCGAGTCATTCCATCTCCGCGAGCGTGGCGTAGTGCCAGCACTGCCCTGCGTGGCGGTAGAAGTCGTAGCACTCCTGATCCTTGATCTCGCCCTCCATGCCCATGGCGTCCCAGATCAGGAACCAGTCTCCTTGAGTGAGTTGCGTGAAATCCAAGTTCTTCAGGGCGTCGATCGCGAACCTGTACTCGCTCTTCGGAATCCCATCTGCCTTGCAATAAGCCATCACGCAAGCGATCGCGTGCTTGGCAGCATGGCGAAGCGCTTTCTGGCGAGTCGTTGCGGACGGCAATTGATGCGTCGTAAGAAGAGGCATCGCGTACGACAGTGCCGCATGAATCTTCTTCATGCTCTGCTGGTCTCGAAGCCCGAGAGACGATGCGATAAGACGGTCGACTTCCGTGATGTCGCTCGCCTTGATTTCTTCATGCGAGACGGGCTTGCTTGACCCGTTCTTGGCCGACCATGCGTTCTTGATTGTCCACTTCTTCATTGCAGTTTCCTCCTTAATTAAGCGTTTCCAGACAAACACATCAGTTCACGAACATTTCCATCTGCTTTGCGGCTGGCTTCTTGGGTTTCTTCGCCGCAACTGCCCCTGCCTCGTCGATTCGCTTCCGAGCCAGTTCGATGTACTCAGGATTGAGTTCGACGTATATCGAGTCCCTTCCGAGAGTCTTGGCGACGGCACTCGTTGTCCCCGAGCCGCCGAACGGGTCGAGGACGACGCACGGCACCGGCTCGTGCTTCTCGCACTTGCAAGTCTGCTGCCAGCCGAGAGTCTCGACGGCAACTCCGGCGACCGTGTTGCTGCACGAACTTCCTGTGCCAGCCTCGCCCGTCCGCTTCACGTACTCGTTGGGACGCTTTCTCTTGAGTTGCGTCCGCTTCGTGACTCTCTCCCACGGAGAGCCGCAGTGCGGGCAGCAGCCTCGCTCGCTCGAACCGGCCTTGATGCAAGTCTCGGCAAGTTCCGGCGGCATCGTGGCGAAGTGGGCGCCTTTGTATGGGCGGCTGGCGATTTTCCAGACGGATCGGCGGTTGCGGTTCATGCCTTCGAGCGACGGCTCCTTGATCGCCTCCGCGTCGAAGAAGTAGTTCTGGCTCTTCGTGAGAAGAAACACGTACTCGTGTGCCTTGGTGCAGCGATCTGTGACGCTCTCGGGCATCGGGCTCGGCTTGTGCCAGATGATGTCCTGCCGCAGCCACCAGCCGTCGGATTGCAGGGCGAAGGCGACACGCCACGGGATGCCGACGAGGTCTTTTTCCTTGAGACCACGGTCAACCGCTCGCCGCCCAGGCGGCTTGCCCCGCTGCTCGCCGTTGTGGACGCTTTGTCCGTTCATGGACACCCGAAAGTTGTTGTAGGTGTCGCCCAGGTTCACCCAGCAAGTCCCATCCTCCCGCAGCACCCGCCGCACCTCGCGGAACACCGCAACGAGCCGCTCGACGAACTTCTCGGGAGTATCTTCGAGACCGATCTGGCCCCCGTGGCCGTAGTCTCGCAGGCCCCAATACGGAGGACTGGTCATGCAGCAATGGACGCTCGCGTCAGGGAGAGTCCGCAGCATCTCGATGCAATCGCCTTGAAGAATGATGTGGCTCATGGCGTTACCGTGTCCGTACATACAGCGGCCCGTCTTTCCCCACGTACGCGCAGTACGTGTTGTGTTCCAGAAACTCGTCGGCCTCGTCGTGAGTCATGCCGTCGCGACGCACCAGAACCTCGACGCACTTCTGGGCCGAGTAGACGGCGACATGCCGCGAGTGAGTGTTGATCGTGTAGCCGATCAAGGCCTCGTCGAGGCCGTCGGCGAGCAGGGCGTCGGGGTTCGCCGCCCGCAGTTCGTCGATGATCGTGTCGATGTCATCCATGACGGTCACTTAGAAAAAGAACCGCGAGGGGCGCTTCAGCGTCGCCCCTCGCGGCGAGCCATCCGTGACGAGGCAGTAGCGTATCCGTACAACGAGATCAGTCAATCCCCTTTTTCGACAGCCACGCAGCCGCCGCCTCGGCAACGACCGTTCGCTTCGCCATCTTCACCAGATCGCGAACGTACCACTCGTTGCCAGAGTTCCAGACTTCATCGAATGTCTTGCCAGCGAACCGACCTTCGCGAAGAACAAACTCCTTCGCGGACTTGTCAGCCTCGTCGAGCAGGCCCGGTATCGGATCGATGAGCCACGACGTCATGCACCACCAGCCGCACATGACTCGCCACTTGGTCTCTCCGCGAGTCTTGACGATGTCAACGAGGTCAACGATCGGGAGTCCGCAAGTCTCGCACGAGACATGACCCTCGATGGACGCCAAGTACCCGACTGGCTGCTCGGGAGGCGGCTCCCAGGCACGTGGCTGCGAAGAGTCTGCGGCCTGCTTCTTACGGCTGGCTTTCTTCTTCTTGCCGTCCTCGTCTTGGACGGGGGCGATCTCGAACAGGAGGTTATTCATTGATTACCCCTTCGATCCACTCTCGGTAGACGCTGATTCGCGTGTGGGCTGACTCTTCGCCGTATCGGGCCGACGGGCTCCGGCCTGCGACCATCAAGAACGAGTTGATCCCAGCCAGTTCGTTGCCCAGAAACAGGCCACCGCCAGAGTCGCCAGACGAGATTAAGAACTCCAGTTCCGTTCTCCGGTGCGAATCCACGGAGCAGATGAGCAAGTCTCGCTCGGCTCGGTCCACGACATTGCTCCCGGCTCGCTTCTTGCCGTCGTCATTCACTGCGCCCGTGTCGAACGTGCCAGCGAGGCCGTACCCTGCGATGCTCGCGACTTGCCCAGGCTCGTCCTTCAGGGCGTGCAGGGCAGGGTAGAAGTCCAGCGAGAACGGCTGCTTCACACGGCCGACGGCCAAGTCGCCGCCGTTTTTCTTGGCGAAGTCCGGGTGTGGCGTAATCGACGCGATCTCGTGCTTCCTGCCGTCGTCGCACAGAACGAACCATCCGTCGCATCCGTCGACAACATGAGCCGCCGTCACGACGCACTGCGGCGAGACAATGACGCAACTGGCAGACTGCTCGATGCCAGTCTTGACGTTTCGGCAGACGAGTTTGGCGACGCACTTAAACTTGTCGCCGTACTCGCGATGCTTGGCGTCGTCTTTGCGAGGGTCGATCGTGCCAGCAAGGGCCACGATGGCAATCGCGACAAACGGCACGGCAGCCAACCCTCGGCGTGAATGACTCACAGCGGCAACTCCATTCGGTAGCGATACCCGTCGTCGACGAGCATGAAGTCCTGCTTGGCCCTCGTGACCGCCACGTAGGCGACTCGGCACTCTTCGTCGTGCAGTTCCGGCAGGGCATTTCTCGCCCTCTCGACGCTCGGGCTCGTGATCGACGACAAGATCACCGTGTCGGCTTCGAGGCCCTTGGCCCCGTGGATCGTCGAGAGACGAATCGGCGGGTTCGTTGCGATCTCTTCGCCGTAGCGATTTGCCGTATCCAGCCAAAGGCGGGCACGGTCTGCTGCCTTGGCCTCGATCGCCAGATGCCAGCGGCCCTCGGCAATGAGCCCCGCCAGGGCTGGAGTGACGCCGATAAGTTCGTAGTCCTCTGCCACGGGGCGGATCAAGTCAACGTGCGACATCTTTCCAGACTTCCATGCCGTCTTCGTTCCCCGAACGAGCAGTTCTCCGAAATCGCCGCTCTTTACGGCGATCGCCTGGACAGCGTTGGCCCAGTCGTCGCCGGAGATCGTGCGGCCGTTCTGAAGACCCCACAGGGCTGCGTATCCAGACAACGTCGACGAGCCGGACGTCTTGTCGATCCAGAGGTACGGAAGGTTTTTGGCCTTCAAGATCAACTCGTACTCTTCGAGGGCGAACGCGCATCGGCCCAGGATAAGAGCCGATGTGTTGGCAGACAGGCGAGAGAGAGCCTCTTCGGCACTGCCCACGCGAGACACGGTTCCGTCGTGGCCTGCGTGCTGGATTTTGCGATCCCGATATCCCTTCGTCATCTGACGGAGGCAAGCCTCGCCGAGATCAAGCACTCGTCGCGGGCATCGGTAACTCCGCTGCATCGTCGACTCTTGTGCTTCCCAGGACATGAAGTGCGTGTAGTCTCCGCCCGCGAAACTGTGGATCGAGTTTCCGGTCACCACGCCGCCTTGGGTGACGTACGTGTTGTTCTGCTGGACGTTCATGCTCCAGACTCGCGTTGGCTTGCCTGGGGGAAGTCTTCTGCATGAGACGATATCGACCCACTCGCACTTCTTTTTCTCGCCCATCTTGGGCACGCGATGGATGCCGGGAATCAAGTTCGCGGCGTGAATGAGCCTGCTCGCCATTGGCCCATTCTTGCATCGGTCGGCCTTTCGGCACATTGGATGCTCTGGCGACAGGCAGTGCCCACGAAGACACTCTAATCCGTTTTTCGTCAAGTCTCCGAGCGAGTTGAAAACTTGCTCGATGTACCCTTCGTCGAGGTTTGTCCTGACGCCGCACGGCGGACGAAACGTGACCTGCGGAATCCCGTATCGGCACGAGACGATTTGCTCGTAGCAACGAGCGTCGCGGTCAGTGTCGAAAATCTTGAGAATCCACGCCGCGTCGGCCGCCTCTTGGTTCATCCGCATCTTGAGGCGGAACGATCCGTTCTTTTCGCTTGGTTTGCCAGCAAAGACCTGAACAGTCCCGACTCTCCACCGGACACCTTTCGCCATGAGGTACGTGGCGTAAGTGCCCTTTCGGCCTCGGGTGCGAGCCACCCACTTGTGGTTGTCCGTGCAAACGTGCTTCGTCCCGTCCGCAAGCGTGATCTCAATGAGGCTTGATGAATCGACTTCCCTGCTGGCGATCTCAAACTCAGAGCCGCTGCCAGGAAAGCGACTCTCCCTTCTGTTAAACGTGACGAGCCTGTCCACTGCTGGGTCGAGGTCTTCGATGTTCTTGTACCCAGACAACGTCAGGACAGGAGTACCGGCTGGCTGGCACTGGTACGGATCACCACAAATCCAGATTCGCTCGATGGTCGGGCTGGCAGCGAGTCTCTTGCAGACCATGTCGACGAGAGTCGACGAGTCTTGAGCCTCGTCGATCGCCAAGACTCGGAGACCCTCTGGGACTTCCCCCTCGGGCTCGATCCTGTACGGCCCGTCGACGGTGTATCGGACACCGGCGAACTTGGCGATCACGTCCGTGAAGTCCAGCATGCCGTGGGCTCGCTTGGCGTTCTCGTACTTCTCGATCGTGCGTCGGGCTTCGGAGATGGACGGCGTCTGCTCGCCGCACAGTTCCCACCGACTCAGGATCGTGGCGACGCTCGTCATCTTGCTCCGGGCGAGTTCCCAGGCTTTGAGAGCCTGCGGAATCGACTGGTCGCCGCCCTCGCCAGCGATGTACTGCCGCTCGCCTCGGCCGTCGATGCGGGTGCTGATCACGCCGCCGACGGAGTCCGAGACGAACTTGTCACCGTCCTTGCCCTGGATCAACTGGCCCTCCTCGACGCCTGCCTGCTTGTAGGCGATCGCGTGCGCCGTCTTGAACCAACCGTGTCCAGTCAGGGCGTCGACGTCGACGCCCCACTCTCCAGCGGCTCGCCCAGCGATCTCGGCTCTGCCCGCCCGTGTGAACGTGCAGAAGCCGATCTCGTGGACTCCCAGGCCCAGTTCTCGACGGGCCGCAGACAGCCTGTCGAGAATCAGCCTTGTCTTTCCTGTGCCAGCCCCGCCAATCGCCCGTTCTACGTATGCCATCTGCCTTCCCCTCCTTGGTTTTCGACCTGAGACCTGAAAAATTGCGCTCAAGTCTCTCTATAAGTAGAAATCTAAACCCTTATGAAATAACGACTTACTCCCGTTTCTGACTTGTAGACTTGTGTTTTTCAATTTGAGGTACTTATTTTTTTTCCTATATAGAGCCGGAAAGACGTTCGAGCGCGGTGATGTGCCGGTCGCGGAGAATGAACCAGCGGGACGACCCTCCGTCGAAACGCTTCGTCTGGCTCTCAAAATTGCGTTCTGAGACCGCTTCGAGGATCATGGCCTTCAGGATGGTGCAGACCTTCTTGCGGGGCTGTGGGAGGCCCCTCTTTCGCCACGCGGCGTACACCGTCTCGTTCCATTTCAGCCAGAGCCCCCATGTACCGTCTTTGTCCTGAATCCACTTCGGCAGGCCGGAGTGGTTGGGGAGACGTTCGCTCTCGCTTTCGCCTCCCTCGGTCTTCGAGAAGCCAAACGTGAGGTACGAGTGCAAGATCGAGGCGTAGTTCACGCTCTCGTTGGCCTCGATCGACGGAATCTCGTGATCTGCGTCGTCAAAGAGTTTGCACTTCAGCCCGCGAATCGACCGCCATCCGCCGGTCTCCTCGTTCCGGAAGTTCTCCCCGTCCCAGATTTTTGTCCAGCGGGCAGGGTTCGGATCAAGAACGTCGACGCTCTTGGTCGCTGACAGAATCGCCTCGGCGACGTCGCGAGACCTCGTGATCTCACCAGCGTCGAGAAGTACCGTCACGCTCCGCTTTGGGTCTTTCGGAGACGGGACATGGAGTTTGTACTCTGCCGGATCGCTCTCGACGATGGTCAGCCGCCACGATCCTGGCTCCCAGCACCCCTCATCAGCGTTCCAGGCGAGCCCGTACCGCTCGAACGGCTTCGCGGCCTTTCGCTCGACTTGCTTCTGCTGGTAGTGGAGAAACTGGTCTTTGGCGATCTTCACGACCTCGCTTTGAGACTTGGGAGGAGAGCAATAACGAATGTTCACTCCCTCCATGATCTCGGCGACCATCTTGAGGTTGGCTGACGTGTAGTCTCCGACTCGCTGCGACAGCCAACTCGCTGCACCGACGAGAAACGCATGGCGACCTCCCTCTTTGACAGTCTCGCCGTTAATGATGGTCTCGCGAGCCTGCGCGACGGCCCCTGACCCTCGCCTCTTCGACGAGTCGAGGATCGCGGCCAGAAATGCGTCTGGCAGGATCGCCGGATCGCAGTCTTCCGGAGACTTGCCCGGCAGCCATTGGTACTGGACTCCAGACTTGTGCCACGACGGTGGGATCACGGACTGGCTGGCAGCGTCACCGCCACCGATGCGGACTTCGAGACCGCCGACCTTGACCACGCCAGCGTCGGGGAGTCCTGGCGAGTACTGGAAAATCCGGTGTTCGCCTCTCCCGCTCGTGTAGGTCGGCGTGTCGATTGTGTGCAGGCCGTACTCTTTAAGGACGATCTCGGCCTCTGGAGAGTCGAACTCGACGTCGATCACGCCCGACGATGCCCCGAGACGGACTCCGAAGTTCGACCGAGTGTGTTCCTCGACGTCTTCAAGCCATGTCCAGATTTGAGACTCGTCGTCTGTGGCTCGCTCCGGCCACCCAGCACCACCGTGTGGGTGCTTCCCAGGCGTCGGGCAGTCATGCCTGCCGCATGTACAGCCGAGATTGTCCTTCACGCCCCAGAGCCTGACGATCTTCCAGCCCTTGGAAGCCAAAGCGGCGACTTCCTGAAACATACGATCGGCGTTGTAGTCCACGATGCGATCCTCCGTGAATGAAATGGGTGAGATGGAGAGACGAAAAAGCGGCGCCCCTCGCCGTGTCGCAGCAGACGAAGCACGGCGAGGGGCTTGCAGGGGAAAGGAGAAAAACCCTGCTGCCGCAGATCAGAACGGCACGGAGTCAGCGTCGCTCGTCGATTCGCTGCTCGACCGAGACCGAGACACGCGATCCTCGATCGGCGGGCACACGATGTTGGTCATCGTGTCCGTGAACCGAGACTTTGCGAGCAGTCCGGTCTGCTCGTCGACCGACCCGACGGTCTTCGTGACGAGAACCGCGTAGTCGGCCCGCTGGCCCTTCCGCTTCTCAAGAGTCAGTTCCACGATCGAACGGAAGTGAAACAAACCCTCTGCCGTGATGCCCCGCAGGAGATCGTCGACGGCACGCAGGCTCGTCGACGGCACCCGCACGAACACAGGCTGGTTGTCCTCCTCACGGAGAACGCCAAGGACTCGGCTCGACTTCGCGCGAGGCGGCTTCGAGCCAGGGCCGCTACCCTCCCACTGGAAGTAGCGAATCTTCTGGCAGTCATACGCGCCGTCGTCACGCTTCGCCGCCTCGATGTGGTTGGCATCGAGGTCGCCGTAGTCGCTGCCCACCTTGTAGGCAGTGACTCCGTCCGCCGAGATCATCAGCGGCCTGCTTCCTGGGGTCGAGTCCTTGTGCGGCCACAGGATATGCTCCGGACGGGTCACGACCACGAGCAAGCCCGTGATCGCCTTCTCGCTAAACTCGGCACCAGCCTTGTTCGACCACGACCATCGAGTCGCGCCGCCGCCGGGGATTTTCACCCAGGTCAGGTCGCTGCTGCGAAGAGCCGCGCCGCCCAGGTTGGCTTCGAGAAGAGCCGCCGCAGAGTTGCCCTCTTCGAGGGCACGGAAAGAACCAACAACCGCCAAATCGTTGCTCATGTTTGAGCCTCCTTGTGGAAATCGTATCCAGACAAACTAAAACACCAACTCTTGCACGGAGTGATAAGAAGCGGGCACGTACAGGCCCGTCTCTCGTCGAGTGCGAATCGCATCCAGGGTTCGCTTGATCTCGTCAGCGGCACGTGCCAGGACGTCGCCTGGGAGAGTCACGACCCTGACGTTGAACGGCGCGAACGTCTGGACAACGACGAACTTGAAGTCGAACGGCTCGAAGCCAGCCACGCGGCTGGCGTCGGCGTACCAGACTGCTTGCCAGTCGTAACCAAACCGGCGGAACGAGTACTTCAAGTCTCGCCACTCGCTGCTCGTAGTCTTGAGGTCGAACCACTCCCGCTTCGTGACGCCGTCGGCCCTGGCCTTGCGTGCGTGACCGTCTTCGTCGGTCCAGAACACGCTGTACTGCGAGTGCGTCGCCGCCTCGACGAGAGCCCGAGCCGCGTCATGCTCGCGTATCGAGGCGATGATGTCCCTGACTTTCGCGAAGTCCACTGCGTTGCACTCACAGAACCCGTAGGGCAGAGTGGCTTTCCACTCTTGATACGCCTTGCCGCGACGCGAGCCGTCTGACGCCAGGACTCCTTCCGGCGGAACGGCGATCTGCGACCGCCAGTCCACGCCGCGAATCTCTGCACCGCACGCGACGTCGACGAGAGTGCCGAATCCCGTGGCTGCATTTCCGCCGAAGAGAGTTCCTCCCCTCTCGGCGTACTGCTGGGCTCGACCACCCTCGTTCTCGTCGGCGTACCTGTGGGCCGTCGAACGACTGATGTGGTTCTTCTCGCCGTGATAGACCTCGTTCGGCATGTCCATGTCGATGAACGGGCCGTTTTTCGTGTCGATAGAAAGCGTGTCCGTACTAACAATCATGCAAGCACCCTCCTTGTGAGCCGAGAGTAAACCGCCTCGGCGACGTCCTTCTTCTCCTGCAATGCCCGGTAAATCGACTCGTCAACCGTACCTTCGGCGACGAGGTGATAGAACCGGCATGGCCTCGTTTGTCCTGGCCGTCGAATCCTCGCCAGCGACTGCTCGAAGTCTCCGAGCGAGTGCGAGAGCGAGTAGTACAGGCAATAGCACGCCCTCGTCATGTCGACGCCGACGCCGCCAGCCTGCTGCTGCACGACCAGTGCAGTTGTATCGCCACGCTGCCATTGGTCAAGCGATTTTTCTCGGCCCGAAAGTTCCGACGATGTTCTGCCAAGTTCGCGGAGAACATCGCGGCACGTGTCGAGGTCCGAGATAAACTTGCAGAAGATCACGACGGGCTCGTTCGCGGGCAGGCACTCCAGCCACTCTCGCAATGCGTCTCGCTTCGGGTTCTTCGCAGAGACTGGCACGAGTTGCCCTTCGCTTGTCATGGCAAAACCAGACGTCGCCTGCTGGAGTTTGCCGACGACGACAAGTTTGTTTGCCGCCGTGACCGTCTCGCCCGTTTCAAGGGTGGCGACCATGTCGTCCTCGATAGACTCGTAGTATTTTTTCGCATCAGGGGGCAGCGTGACGGTGATGTCTGTGTGAATCGAGTCTGGCAAGGTCAAGACTTGATCGGCCGTAACTCTGTAGACGTGCGGGTCAAGTCTCCTGCTCAGGGCCTGGATAGCCTCTGGCTTGAAATCAATCACCCAGGCCGGGTGCCTGGGGTGCGTGTTCGCGATTCGCGAACGAAAAGCCGTGTACGAGCCACCGAGAACGTCGGGGTCCAAGAAGCGAAACTGAGCCCACCAGTCCAGGGGCGAGTTGGGGCACGGTGTTCCGGACATGCAGATTCGCTTGGCAGACTTGTGCTTGGCAGCAAGTTTCGCCAGCCACCGGGACCGCTTTCCGGACGGGCTCTTCACGAGATGCGACTCGTCGAGAACGATGGCGTCCCACTGGACCTTCTCAATTTGCTTGCCGAGTTCGCCACGCCAGACTCCGTCGTAGTTGGCGATCACGACGAACCGATTGTCGCGGTTTGCTGTTTTCGCGACGGCCGCAGCCCGCGACTTCGACGAGCCGCTGACAACGAGGCACGTCTCGCGATTCGAGTCCCACAGTCCGACTTGCTTGATCCAGGCGGGGCCGACGGCGATCGGGCAGCATACCAGCACTCGCTGGCATGCACGCAGTGCCATCAAGCACGCGCCGGTCTTGCCGGTGCCCATATCGCCGTTAAGAAACGCCGCTCTCCGTCTTGCGATCCAGTCAGCCTCGTCGACTTGATGCGTCCATGCTTCAGGGGGCATCGTCTTCTTCCTCCCAGTAGGTTTCGATGCTCAGTTCCTCATGCTCGCACCGGATGAAGTCCTTGTCGGCCCCGATCGCGGCGTAGCACTCAGCCGCGTCTTGCCACGAGGCTACAGCCATCACTCCGAGCCCGGCCCTGCGGTAGTGCTTGGCAGACCGCTCGTACTTCAGGGCCGCGCGTCGATACTGGCGGCAGTGCTGCGGCGTGAGGGGCTCGTCGAGCCCCTCGATCTCGTTGGCCGCAGACGCGATGCAGCGGTCTGCCGTCTCGATCCACATTTGCCGATTCTTGGCGAACGGCCAGGAGAACTTGCCCTTTTCCATGCTAGTTCGCCTCCGGTTCTACGAGGTACGGATGCCGAGCAGCGGCCCGCCAGTTGATGCCCTCGAAAGCCTTGACAATTATTTCATGGGCGAAGTTCGGAGCCCTGACCTTCATCATCGAGAGCAAGCACGACGCTTCGATGGACTTGGCGAGGAACTCCTCGCAGTCCTTCGCGGTCATGCCTTCTTCTTTGGCCCGTTCGAGGAACTTCTCCGCTTCACGGGCGAACTCTTCTTGCTTGCGGAACTCGTCGACGATGATCTGAGTGTTCTGGTTGATGAGCATTCTGAGCGTCCTTTCTTCTTCCGTTTCTTTCCGAGAATCTTGTAGGGCCTCGGAACCAACCCTGCGAGGCTCTTCCGTCGCCCCGCGATATGGAGAACTGCGTACTGACCGTCGCGATCCAGGGCGTTGATCCATTCGCACGCCCCTCGCTTCGTGTGCGAGTGAAACGTGTACGGACCCTTCGCCTTCATCGCGACCTTCTCGCCGTTTGGGCCTTTCCAGTACGGCCCGCCCGACGCCCGAAACGTATCGCCGCGAGCCAGTTCCACTCGCTCACTGACGCGATACGTTTCGGAGACGACAACATTCATGCGGCCTGCTCCTTGATCTGGATGTAGAGACACTCCGGCGCCTTCGCGAAGTACTTGAAGAGCGCCGGGCAGAGCCATCCATGAACTCCACCCAGGTCATCGCACGCATACCAGTTGCCGCCGTACTCCGGCCCGACGAGCCGGAACGACGTCTGATGTCCTGGGAACTTCTCGTCCGAGAACACCAGCGTGAACTTCTCCGAGCAGCCTGGAATCTGCGACGCCAGAGTGCCCAACACCGAATCAGCACCGGCGACGAACGGCTCCTTGACGAGCCCCACGGCGGGGTCGTCGAACACGAGCGAGCCGTTGTCCCAGTACGGGTGAATCACGCGAATCGAGTTCTTCATTCGTCTTCTCCTTGTGCTTGAAGAGCCTCCTCGAACACTTGCTCTGCCTTGTCGGCGTACCACTCGGCCACCTTCTGCTCGATGTAGCAGTAAATGGCCGCCATCCCGTTGTTCTCGCGAGGATTCGTCCCGATGCCGACGTTCTCGTACGCCTCCTCCAAGTCTCGTCCGTGCAGATACCACGTGGCCTCGATCTCAGCCGTGTGTATTGGCACGGCCGAGTCGATGATCGCGTGGACGTCCCCTGAATAGTCGAGGTCGTTATGCAGGCACGGAAGATCGTCAGGCGAGTTGCGACGAACGTAAGACTTGAGCAAGTCTTGAACTTCGCTGATCGCCGCGTCGACTCGCTCTTGCAGGCTGTCCTCGATCTCGATGGTGATCTTGGTCATGGTCATGTCTCCTATCTTTTGAAAAAAGGCAAGCGTATCCAGACTACTTGTCAGAAACTGCGAGGTCTTCTACCGTCATGTCCGTGTACTCGAATCCGATCAACGAGATGATGTGCCGCTTTGGCACAAGCACGTTATGGCGAAACTCGAATCGCACGATTCTCGAAATACGCCGCACGTCACTGAGAACTTGATCCCACGACCATTCTCTTTCAGGGCTAGAACACACGCCTTGAATCGCGTCAATCGTCCTTCCGGATCGGTTGAGGTTGTATAGCGTGTCGTTACCGGCATTGAATGCGTCAGCAACTCGACTCCACTCGTTCGCCGCAGCCGACAACGCTGCGGCGAATGCAGGACACGAGACAATCGACCTGTCCTTGATGACGCTCGAAATCATTGACTCAAGGGTAGAGCCGAAATTGAGGTATAAGTTCCGGAAGCAGTCCAAGTTGATCTTGGGCATGGTCATGTCTCCTTTTCTTAGTTAGATGCAACTCTTTCACGAATTACCCTGTCAGCGATATCAACGCCCGCTGTGGCGAAAAGCGCGAGCGACAAAGCGACGAGGACTTGCGAGTCAGCGCCGTTTGCTCTTGCGTTTGTCAGCGTGCTAGCGCACTCCGACTGGATTTCCTTCTTTCTGGACTCAAGCAAGTCATTGATGGCGTTCGCAAACGCAAAGGCGTTCTCTCCACGGTAGCCTCTCGACCTGAGCCGATTCGCTGCCGACGTCAGAAGAATGTGAAGCAATTGATCTCCGTCGATGGTGACTGTCAGGTTTTTCATAGATTCCTTTCTTGGGATTCAAACAGGCCACACGTACGGAAGATCAGACGGCTCGGACCATCCGAACCGCGAGTAATGCTCCGGCAGTTTCCGGAGAAGGTTGCTGCGATGACTGGCGTGGAACTCCGGCAAGCCGAACCAGTCAGGGATGCCAGAGACGCTGCTCGGCGCGATGTCGGCGTACGTGAGCCGAATCCACTCGCTGGCGTCTACGAACTGCTGCGTTAGCGTGTCCTGAAAACCCCTGGCACGCCACTCGTCGCACACGGCGATCGCGTAGTGAGCCAGGGCTCGCTCGAAGCCGTACCACGCCTTGACGGCGGGGTGGTTCTTCCAGCGGTTGGCCGGATTGCCCTCGTGCTGACCGACTGGAACACCGAGAGCGATCAGAATCTGCTTGGCCTCGACCCGCTGCTTCCCTAAGCGACGATTGTCGAGGACGCGAGCCGATTCGCGGAACGATGGTAGTGGAAGAAATGTTTGGATGACTATGTCTCCTTTGAAAGGTGCCAACGCACGGTTGAGTGATCTATCCCGAGAACTGCTGCGATTTTGTGATTGGTGCAGCCCTGACTCTTCATGCGAAGCATGGCTTTGATGCTTCGATGTTTTTTTCTTGGTCGTCCTATTGGCCTGCCTTTCTTTTTTGCGTCAGCCATGTTGTCTTTTTGCGTGCCAACAAAAAGATGATTCGGATTGACGCACATTGGGTTGTCGCACTTGTGGCACAGGTACTCAGTTCTGCGGAGAGGCTTAACGAGTTTTTCGTATATGTACCTGTACGCTGGTTTGTTTCTGAAATAAGGCCTTCTGTGGTTTTTGTTTTTTGAAGTTCCGCCAAGCCATTCCCAGCATGCAGAGCCTGCCGACGCAGAGACGAAATGCTTGCACTCAACAGGAAGTTTCATGGCGTGCGTATCCATACAACTCAACCGTGCGAACTATTGCAGCCGCCAGTAATTCCGTCAATGGGATATTTGGCGTATGACAGAATCTTCCAAGCCTCGCTGGCAAGTCTCTCGTTTCGTTCGTGCATCTTCTGCCGCGTGTACGCGAAGCCGCTGTACTTGCCGCACTCGTCGCATCGCTCGACGCTCGCTTTTGCATTGGCCGCAAGTTTGCGAGTCTTGAGTACGTACTGCCCAAGGGCCGTGCCGATGATTTCTGCATGCTCTGGCGTGAGCGAGAGCGTGATAGTTTCTGGCGTGTTCATGTCTCTTGCTTTCTTCACAGGGTCGTGATCGTGCGAGTCTTGATGTCTTTGACTTGCTGCACGAGTTTTTCTGCATGCTGACGAATCCGGCTCTCGATCGCCTCGATTGCCTCTTCTTTCGTCCGGTGCGCCGACTCTGCCGAACACAGTTCGCGAGTTGGGCCATACGAGAACCGAACGACGTTCTCTTCTGGGAGTAGGACCGTTGCTCTGCTCAGGTACGGCTGCGAGCCAGAAAAGTCGAAATACACTCCAGCGACGATGACCTCGTCGCCTGCCTGAAATCCGTTCATTGGTCTTTCTCCCGTAGTGGCTGGGTGCGAGTGATAGCGTGTCCGTACAAAATCTGTCAAGGGCTACTCGGAAGCGTATCGCCGAATCAGTTCGCGAGCCTCGGCTCGGGTGTTGGTCTCAGCCAGGAGGCACTCGGTTTTGTCGAAGATGTTCCGGCTCCATACCTCGTAGATCACGGCGCCGTTGTGGTCGCAAGTCTCGCGAATGAAGAACGCAGTGTTGCTCATGTCTGGTCTCCTCCGTTGATGTTCCGGCCCTGGGCGTCGAGAACGTACCACTCCCGCCCGGAGTAGTAAGCCTCGGCGTGTTTGTTGGCCGCGTCATCGTCGTCAGCCGCGAAGTACTCCAGCACGTCCCAGCCCCCGTTGCTGTCAGCCAGGGCGATTCGGTACTGCCGCTCGCCGTCTTCACGGCCACAGCACGAGCATCGAACGGCAGAGCCTCGCCGAACGTCCGGATCGCTTGCTTCAATCGCAGGCGTGTCGCACTCGACGCAGTCGGGGCAATACGCAGAGCCTTCGAGCCAGTAATAGTCGCTCACAGGTGGTCTCCTTTCTTTCAAGTCTAGGTCAAGTCTGTGACGTCAGATGCTCGATGTCGCGGGCCTGTCGACGCAGCCGAGACTGCGTCGACGCCGAGAGTGCGTGGCATGTCGTGTACTGCTTAGAAACCGCGTCCCACACCCGTACGGTTCCGTCGCTGGAGATGGCTATCCGGTTCCACCGAATGCCATCTGCGTAGAACGCCCGACACCTCGCCGCGATCACGCGATCGGCGTGCGACTCGCGAGCCTCTCCGCTCGCGAGCAGTCTATCGACGGTGCCGTACTCGCTGCGAGCCCAGTGCGTGTTTCGGGAGCCTCCGCACTTGTACGGCTCGCGAATCTCGCACCACAGTCCTCCGAGAGTGTCGCCAGCGCCGAAGTCGATCCACTGCACGACGCAAGTCGCCTCTAATTTGCCTGACGGGGTATATCGCGGCAGGCTGTCGATGAATGCCAGTTCGTCGGCGAGATGCTTGGTAGTCTTCTCGAACTCGACGATCGTCTCTGACTCAACTCGGCGAATCGGCTGCTGGCTCTCCGTGAGCCGAATCTTCCAGAGCCAGCGTCCGCCGTCTTTGCGGCGAGACACAACTTCCGCATTCACGTAGCGATCTCGCCAGAAGTGCGGGAACGTCGTGCCGATCTCGATCTTGGGTCGCTTGGTCTTGTTCACTGGTCTTCTCCTTGTCCTTGGGTCTTGATGGTGATAGTGTCCGAACAAGTCTTGCAAGTCTCAGCGGCACGGCGAGATTACCCAAGCGGCTTGCCTGACCCATCCGAGCCCGTGCGAACCAACCCGAACCAGCGGCGTGTCGCCGTCCCTGCCGACCGTCGCGATGTACCCGAGTTCGTAGCACTTGTCCCACGTTCTGTCGGCGATCCCTTCCGGCCGCTTGCAGCAGGCGGCGCCGAGCCGCTTGCACTCCGCGTCGATCTTTCCGATCGCTGCCAACTGGGCCGCGCTCGGCCGTCGTGTCTTTCGGTGTCGCATCGACGTGTCTCCTGGGTGGGTGTGTCCGAACAAGTCTTGCAAGTCTCAGTTCCGCCACGTTCCGAACTTCTTGGCCGCTTGCTTCGCGCCAGACGCAGTCTGAAACGCGCCAGAGAACTGGCGGACTCCGCTGCTGCTGATGAACGTGAGCCCGTAGGGCTTGCCGATTGTGTTCACGAACTCGATCACGAAGGCGCCGTCTCCCGCCCATTCAAACGGGCCGCAGGCCGAGTAGACCGTCTCGCCGACCTTTCGGTGGCCCTTGCTGACTTCGTGCCGAATCCACTTGATCGTGTTGGTGGCGTTCACTGTTCTTCTCCTTGGGATCGATGTCTCTACGGGAAGTATACGCGATGCCCGCAGTAGAGTCAACCGGCCGGTCTGGCCTATGACACAACTCTTCCTGCGTCCTTGAGGTCACTCCACGGGGGCGTTGTCGTAGGCGGCGATCACGTCCTGCACGGTCAACTTGCCTTCGGCGAGCAAGTGCTTCACGGCGTACTCGCAGATGCACGCGACCGAGACTCCGCACTCTGCGGCGGCTTCGGCGAGCGTCTGCGGCCCGCAATCGTCGCCTGGGTCAAGTTTCGCGAAGGCCTCGTTCAAGTCTTCCGGAACGAACCCGACGCCGCCGCTGCTGCGGTACTCGGTAGTCTTCTGCACCTTCTCGACTCCGTCGATCACGCACTTCTGCTCGTAGTCGACGGCGTGGATCACGGTGCCAGACTTGAAGGTCTTGATGCCACGCAGCCCGTGCTTGCACCGCTTGTCGTGGTGCGGATTGGGAACGTCCTCCGTCAGAGTGAAGAACCGGCTCACGACGGCTTCGCGGGGTCCGATGGTGATGCTCATGGGTTTGGTGTCCTTGGGCTTGATGGTGATGGTGTCCGAACAAGTCTTGCAAGTCTCAGCCTCCAGGCTCCTCGAAGGCCCAGTCGGCAGCGGGGGCAAACCGCGACCCGTATGCCGCCTTGCCGCGAGAGACATAGCCCTCGCGGACTTGGCGGTAGACTTCTGCCGCCTCCCGCTTTGTGAAGCCGTTCTTCACAACGCGAGAGCCGTGCGGCGTCGCGAACACGGGCAGCGACGGAGCGTCTTCGAGGGCGTATCGAACAGTCGCCTCGGTCGCCCAGTACGCCCCGTATCCCTTGCGAATCCGGAACGTCACGACGGCAGGCTTGTCGTCGAGCAGCGTCGCACACTGGATGTAGTAGCCGCCCTCCGGGTGGCGGTGAATCTTGCCGTCTGGATTGGGGGTCTTGTTCACTGGTCTTCTCCTTGTCCTTGGGTCTTGAGGGTGATGCTCTCTCAGCCGTTCACGCGGCTCGGCTTCTTCTGCTTTAACCAGACGACGATGTCGGCCTTGATCCGACTTTCCCGGCACTTGTCGCGAAACTCTTCAGCGTCCCCCCTGCGGCGGAAGTCGTGACCGACACGAAGTTCAGACTGCGGGTCAGTCACGAAGACTGTGCATGGAGAAGTGACGTCGACAGACACCGTTCCGCTGATCTCGCCGCCGTCCGCGATCGGCCCAACGGAGTACACCGCGAACGGAGACCTGTGCGAGCGGCACCAGCATTCAGCCGCCGACTTGGCCGCAGCGGCCACGCCGATCTCGCACGAAGTCAGGGTCTGCGTCTGGCTGAGGGCCCCGTGTCCACGGAACGTAATCAGGTACTCTCGCTTGCGAACGTCGCTGTAGGTTTCGGTCTTCACGGGATGTCTCCTTGGGCTTGAGGGTGATGGTGTCCGAACAAGTCTCTTCAAGTCTCGTCAACGATCTCGATCGCGGCAGCGTACGCCGCCGGTCGGGCGTGCGAGTTGTCGTACCTGTGCCCCCAGCGGTCGCGGCGGCTCAGGCCGGTGTTGGGGTGCAGGAGACGGTAGGCTTCGCGGCGAGCCGCCTCGGCGTCGGCACGGAGCCCGACGGCATGGAGAGCGTGATAGCCGTAGTCGGGCCTCTCGCCTCCCCAGCCGATCGCCTTGGCTCGTATAGGGTCATCGGCAGCGTAGGCCGCACGCTCGCAGACCACGACGGCCTTGGCCCGCTCCGCTCGCTTGCCGCCCAGCAGCGCGACGCCGTCGCGGCTGGCTCCCAGGCCACGAACCTCGACGAACGTCTTCGAGCCCTTCTTGATCTTCCGGGCCGTGACCGCCGGACTGAACTCGTTGATCAGTGGCTTGCCGTGTCCAAGAATCATGTCTCGCTCCTTTGGTCTCAGGTGTCGTTCACTCGTCTGCGACAAGTATGAGGGATGCCAGGAGTAAAGTCAAGCGAAATCTTCGGCTTATGACACAACTCAAAAACCCCTGTTTTTGGCCGAAAAACAGGGTTTTTCAGGACCGGCTTTTCCCGGCCTTGTCTGGCTTGAAGCCCTGCGGCAGTTGCCCCATGCCTCGACGGCCCTCTTTCGCCGCCTGGGCCCTCGCCGCTTCCTGGGCCTTTTTGTAGGCCTTGACCTCCTCCAGATCGAACGCCGTCGACCGTGGTCCGAGTCGCCACGTAGTCAGCCGTCCCGTATTCGCGAGCCACCTCATGTTGCTCATCGAGCAGCCGATGACCTTCGCCGCTTCGCGAGTCATTACGAGCGTCCGATTGCCCGGTGGTGTTGCCAGCACTTTTTCAGCCATGGTTCTTTTCTCCTCGTAGTGAAAGAGACCTCTCGATCGTCCCAATTGAGCGGTCGACCTCCAGATCGCCCGCGTGTTCTTTCAGCAGAGCCAGGACTTTCCTGGCGAATGCGATGTCTCGCATGTAGCAGACTTGCGAGTCGATGACGTCTGGCGGAGGGAGACTCTCTCGCAGGCCAGCCTTCTCCCATGCCCCGCGCAGCACAATGGTCTTGTAGAACCTTTCGTCGCTCACGTTGCTCTCTCCTTCTCGAACTGCTTCGCCATGTCCTCTGCCGTCGCTGGCTTGAGAAGCCTGACGAGATGATGCTGGCCGCAGCCGCAGTAAGCCTTATCGTCTCCCTTGGTGGAGAACACGACGCGGCCTGTGGTCGGGCAGTAGCCGAACGCTTCGCACACAGCGCGGAAGTACTCGCTCAGTTCAAGGGCCATGGCCGAATGCTCCAGTAGAATCGGGCTCGCTCTTCGGTCTCGAAGGACTCTCTCGCGATCGAGCCGTTCACGCAGATGCCCCAGCCGTCGCCTACGTTGACGAAGACCGGCTCGTCTTTTTGCATGCCAATGAGTTTCTCGTACGCCGACGCGAACACGACTTGCACTTCGGGCGGCAGAGTCTCGATGGGGACGGACTTGAGGTACTTGTGCGTCGCAGCGCAGAGCGCTGCTGCGTGCGATGCAGTGAGTTGCGGGTCGTCTAGGTCGAGCCTCGCTCTCGCGTCTTTGACTTGAGACTTGAAAGCCTGAGGGACAGCGCCGTGCTTCTCCAAGACGTCAACGATGCACCGCAGGCTCACGGCCTCTTTCTCTGTGAAGGTCTTCATGTCAGTCACTCCGTGATGGGCTCGTGCGTGCCGCCGAAGAAACTCGACGGCGGTCGCGGCAGTTGCCGCAGGAACTCCCACAGTCCAGCCAGGGTCGTCGTGTAGATGTCCTCGATCTCGATTCGTCCGTCGTCGGGCTGCTCGACCATGGTCCGGATCACCACAGACTTGGCAGTCACGTGGGCCTCGATCGTGCATCGCTCGTAGACGGGGTCCTGAACCACGATCGCGAAGTACGGCTCCTCGTCCGGGTCGTAGTCTCCGGAGTCTGGCTGCGGTCCAGCACGCTCCTCCATGATCGTGTCGTTGAACGGCAGGAGACTCGCGCGGGCCACCACAAGCCCTGGGGCGAACTCCCGCACGTACTGGAGGCTGTCGTTGATCGAGTCGGCGACTGACTTTTTCTTCTTGGTCACGACGGTTGTCCTTTCACTGCGAGTTGCGATGCCAGCGAGACGCACTCGTTGCGGACGTAGTCCTCGTCCCTGAAAGTCCCAGGCCGGTTGATGCCAAGTTTTTCGAGCCCCGGAACGGCGTCACCGGCGTGAGCCGTGTCGAAGCCCAGCCACCAGCGGTCGCCGTCTTCTTCCTCCCACGGCAGTCGCCAGTCGGACCATGTCACGCCACCGTGGACGTCCAGTTCGTGGTCAACGAACTGGACGCCCTCCGGTGCCTGCACGTAGCCGTTGTAATTTTTGAGCAGCGGCCCGCCCCAGGCGATCACGCACTTCAGGCCGTGCGACTCGAACTCAGCGACGATGCGATCGTTCACGATTTGATCTCCTTTGCAAGTTGCAGTAAACGCGAATGGTCAGACAGGATCAGGACGACGTCGGCCAGATTCCCTTGGTGCCGTGGATGCAGGCACATCTCGGGAAACTTCCAGCCGAACTTCTCTCCCTTGAGAATCAGACGCAGCGAGAGGTCGAGCAGGCCAGCGACATGCTGGCACCCGACTTCGCACTCGTCGAGGTTCTCCTTCGTGACCGGCCTGTCGAAGTCGTGAAACACGACACCGAACAGGCGAGCCACGAACGGATCAATCGCGTCGAGGGCACGAAAGTGCGAGAGCGAATCCTCGGGCGTGATCATCTTCCTCTCGGGATAGGCCGACTGGCCGAACGTCCGGTTGAAGATCAACGTCACGCGGCTGGTGCCGATCTCGTGCTTCGTGTTGTCGAACACTGCTGTTTCTGTGTCCATATAAGCAGCCTACGCATGTCGTGAGTATTGGTCAAATCATCTTTCTGCTGGTTGCGATCTACAGGCACACTCCTTTTGATTCTCGCGGAAGAAAGCAGTCGCCTTCGCGAGCAACTCGCCAGTCACTGGAGGAATTGTTTCTGTGTAGTAGTCGTCCGCGATTCCAAACATGTCCTTCTTCTCTTTCGCAATCTCCGGCGGCTCGTCAGAAATGCCTGAGTCACTAAGGAAGTCCCTGTCCCAGAGAATGTTGTCAGCCAGGAACTCAAGAACGATGAATCGCCAGTCGTCCTTGTCTTCACTGTGGACGTCAACGTAAGGCCAGTCGTCGCTTTCTCTGCGGAGTTGAGCCTCGGCGCTCGACACCAGCCGCCTCCAGTCGTGCGAGTGAGTGCTTTCGGCGAACTCTTTGTCATTTCGGCACATGTCGATCTCAATTTCGACTTCACCGGCTATTGCTTCAAAAACTGCATACACGGCGCTCTCTCTCCACTGGCATAGGCCTGGAGCCGCTCGCCGCGATGTCAACGCTTCGGCTACGTGCCACACTGCGTAAAACTGTTCTTCCGGATCAAGTGAAGCGAACACTTTGTGGTAGCAATCAGAGAACTCGGCCAACTCGTCGACATCAACGGCAGCGTCGTCGAAGCACCAAAACACAATCTTGTCCACGCCCCGCAGGAACAACTCCCTGAACTTGCCTGTGAGTATTTTCTTGCCAGAACTCATGTGCCACATTGCGACGCCTCCTTGTTTTGGAATTACGAAACCACTTCGATCCCATCCCGATTCGCAAACACGCGACCGACTTGCTCCGTATACCCAGGTTGCAACTTCTCGATCATCGGCAAGTGCTGCTCGTTGGGAACTCCGTGGCCGACCTCGAAGTCTGGCCGGTCGCCGAATATCCAGGCGATGATCGAGCGATACTTGCTGCCGCAGATTTGGTAGTTGATGCACGAGATAGACGGGTCCATGCAGGCCCAGGCCAAGTCTCGCTGCTTCTTCAAGTCTATGATCGCATGGCGAGTGATTGCCTCGGGTTGCACGGTGCCGCGATGGGCGACGTTGCCGAGATGGTCGATGCTCGCCTGGGCCAAGTCTCCGTAGTACAGGAGCGTGTCGCGGACCTTTGGGTGAACTTCACTCAAGGGCCGCTTCTCAGTCTGCGAGATCGCCTGGGCGACGAAGTCTTCGTCTGGAAACAGTCTGCTCTCGTCGAGCAGGCTCGCGTCGACCTCGACGATCAGAGCCTTCTCGTCGCGACTCGTGTCGGCGGCGTTCCAGGCGAAGTATGGCGCGTACGCCGTAGTCAGGTACACGAAGTCCGGGCGGCTCGGGAACGTCTCCCAGTTTCCCTTGCGTCGCGTGCCTCGCGGCTTGATGCCGTAAGACAAGATGCGAGTCAGGTGCCTGCTCGTCGTGCCGTGGTATAGCCTTGTCGTGATCACTGCCTCACCCTCCTAGCGTGCTTACCAGCGTGTCAATCAAGTCTCGGACGAGTCTTGCAAGTCTTGAGTCCGTGCCGAGTTCCTGCCCCGCTCGCACGAGCAGGAGAGAATACAGGAGTTTGTCCAGGGTTTGTTTCATCGCTCCCGCCATGACTTGAGGCGATATGTCGATCCTGCTTCCGTCACGAAGCCGTCCTCTCGCTCGAAGAACACGACTCGACTCTTGGACTTCAAGACTTCGATCGCCTTGCGGATGCCAGCCAGACGATCGCCGCTCTCGAAACGAGACTCTCGCTCAAGGTACTCGATGTCCTCGTCGATGACGTCGAGGCCGATGCTTCCGTCTGCGTTTAAGTCCGCCAGACCGTCGAGGCTGTCAGCCCAAAACTTCGGAAGGTACAGCATCTCTCCCTCGAACTTGCCAGGAGTCTTGATGCGGCCGTCGCTGCCGAAGTCGTAGTCAGAGATGCTCATCGCTCAGTACTCCTCCGGAAACAGAACCGTCGTGACGCTGCGATCCCACTCCGTGATGATCCAGACTTTCTCGCCGTCGATCGTGTAGGCCGACAGGAGTCGAGCCTCGTCCCGAACGGCAGCATTGTTGAGTTCCTTGTCCTCGTCGCAGACGTCGCCCCAGTCCCCAGCAGCGTGCCGCTGGAGGCTCCGTGCGATTCCGACGATCCTCGCCTCCGGGTTGTCCTTGACCCACGAATCAATGCCAGCCGTGGCGACAACCTGACCCAGTTCGATGTTCT